GCTATGTTCCTTCAGGATCATGAGCAGATCAAGCAGTTCGAAAAGCTGTTTCAGATTGTCGACACCATCAATACGGTAACGCTTGATGACGTGAGCGTTTCGGCTGGTAATGCTGGTGCATCTGCGAACGAAGCGTTAAGCCAGGTTGAAGCTCTGCAAAGCCTTGTGCAACTTTTGGCCTATGCACCTGAAGCGCCGACGCAAAGCGACATAGCTGCACTGCAAGACCAGATCACCGGCTTGCAGCAACAGCCGCCGCCTAAAGAGTTTCGCACACCGCGCTTCGGATCGTTCTATGATACGACAACGCAGACGGCAGCGGCAATCAATACCGCTTATGCAATGACGATAAACACAACCGATCTTTCTCAGGGTGTGTACATCGGATCTCCAACTTCGCGCATCTATGTAGATCGCCCTAATGTTTATAATGTGCAATTCTCTGCACAGTTGGACAAGACCACAGGCGGCGTTGGGCTGGTCTGGATTTGGCTTCGCAAGAATGGTGTCAACGTTCCCGACAGTACTGGATTTGTTCGCCTCCAAGGTAATAACGCAGAATTGTTGGCTGCATGGAATTATCTAGTCCAGCTTAACGCAGGCGACTATATTGAATTAATGTGGGAAGTTGATGATACTTCCGTTCAGATATTGTATGAAGCCGCAACAGCCGTGCATCCGGCAACTCCGTCTGTAATTGTGACGGTGAGCGATAACATCAGTTCAATGGAGGTCTAACATGGCTGTTCTTACAAGGGTTTTGATTTCGGCTAAAACAGCCGAGGCAACGCAGACAACGCAATACACCGCGACGAACGTGACCACGATCATCGACAAGTTCACTGCGACCAATTACGACACGGTTGCACGCACGATCAGCGTTAACCTTGTGGCTTTGTCTGGCAGCGCAGGAAATGATAACCTGATCGTCAAGACCAAGACGCTTCAGCCGTCCGAGACATATACCTTCCCCGAATTGGTCGGCCAGGTTCTTGCAAACGGCAATTTCATTTCAACGATTGCCAGCACTGGCACGTCAATCAACATTCGCGCATCTGGCAGGGAGATCGCATAATGAAGAAGCCCATGATCATGATCGAAGGCTTTGCTGGTCTGCGTGAAAGCGAACCGTTCATCACTGCCTCGCAGAATAAGAAGAACACGCAAGTCGTGATCGACGATTGGATGCTCGGCCCTGAAAAGCCCAGCAACGAGCGCGGTGCAAACCCTGAATACTGGCGTTCGCTTGGCAAGGCCATGCAGTGCGATGAGACTGAAGCCCGTCGCCGCCGCTGCTCCAATTGCGAATATTACGACAACTCAACCATGACACAGGCCAAGATGGAACGTATCCCCTGGAACCAGTGGGACGTTGAGGCTGGCTTTCGCGGCTATTGCCATAAGTTTGAATTCATCTGCCACGATCTTCGTTCTTGTCAAGCATGGGAAGAGCGAGAATTTGAATTCGAAGATTGACTGTGTTATGGTTCAGCCACCGAGCGTTACTGAGCAGCCGGTGGCTCACCTTCAAGGGTTTTGAATGACGCAGGATGGCTCCCCCAAATACTGGCTTAGGCGGAACTTTACCGAGACACTCAGTCTTTCGGATGAAGCCTCCGACTGGCTGATTGCGCTTTGGGAAGTCATTCAGTTATTTGATGATATTGCAGACGGCACTTCGATAGATCGAGATGATCTTGACGGCGCAATCTGGAACGCACTGGTCGGCCTTCCTGCAAATGGTTTCTATCAAAGAAACGCGCACATGCTCATCCCACTGATGGGCGTTGCTGTTTTGAAATGGAAAGCCTCTGACGTTGTTGAGCGTGAAGGCGAGGCTTGTGCCACCAGCTTCGTTTGGCGTGCTGGCTATTATGATATGGTTCTAGCCGCTGTGCAGATCGAGCATGGCGTGCAGGCCGCGATGGATATTGGTTGCGTTGTTCTGAAGCTATATGGCGAAAGCCTCGAAGATTATATGAAGGAAATGTCTGATGCCTGATCCAGTTACCGGCGTAATGGCTGCATCCAGTGTCGGTTCGGCTGCAATCGGATCGAGTGCTTCAAAAAGGGCTGGGCGACAGCAGGTGCAGGCCGCAGAGGCTGGCGCTGCTGAACAGCGTTTGGCCCGTGAAGAACTTCGCAGGTTGCTTGAGCCTTATGTTTCTGCTGGCACGCCTGCGCTTCAATCTATGATGGGCGCGGTTGGATTGCGCGGCCCTGAAGAACAGGCTGCATTCGTTGCACAGCAAGAACAAAGCCCGATCTTTCAGGCATTGGCCCGTCAGGGTGAAGAAGCCATGCTCCAGCAAGCATCTGCTACTGGCGGACTTCGCGGCGGCAATATCCAAGGGGCATTGGCCCAGTTTCGACCCAGCCTTCTGAATCAATTCCTAAACCAGCAATATGAACGCCTAGGTGGATTGACGCAGCTTGGACAGCAATCCGCTGCTGGTGTTGGCGCTAGTGGATTAACCAGCGCAACAAACATTGCAGAATTGCTTGGTCAGGGTGGTGCTGCACGCGCTGGTGCTACTTTGGGATCAGCGCAGGCTTTTGGTCAGGGGCTTAGTAATCTCGCAACAATTGGCGGAATGGCCTTTGGTCGCCAGCCCCCAAGCAACCTTGGCCGATTGACACCCGCCGCAGATGCTTTGATCGCCGCAAATCCGAGTATTTTCTAATGGTCGCACCTTACAATTATTCAATCAACGTGCCTAATCCCTTGGCTGGATTCCTACAGGGAGTTCAGATCGGTCAGGTGCAACGCCAACAAGAACAAGAGCGCCAAAATCAGCAATTGCAGCAGCAGCAGCAAGCCGCTTTTTTGCAAGACATTCAAGGCACAATTCGGAATCCAACGCCTGAAAAGTGGCAAGAGCTTTACGCCAAGCACCCGCTGATGGTTGAGCAAATTTCCACTATCCGTAAAAATGTCACGCCAGCAGCTTCCAATTTGTTTACGCGAACAGCAATTCAAGTTCTGCAATCTGATGCTGTTGGAGACGTGGAGGGCGCTGCAAAACAAGCGGAAGATGCTGCTGCGGCTGCTCAGGCAAGTGGAATGACCACTGAAGCGCAACAGCTTACTGATATGGCTAAAGCCTATCGGGGAATGCAGGGCGATCCCACACAACGTCGTGGCGCGATTGCTTCCTTGCTTGCCGTTTATGCAGACAAAGAACAATATGATCGCATTAATAAAATCTATGGATTTGATATGCCTGCACCGCTTGCAGAATATCAAGCCCGTGTTCGCAAGGATGGCAAAGACGAAGCTGATGTTTGGTGGGAGTCTCAGGGCAAATTCATGACCACTGACACCGACTTAATTGATATTCAACAGTTCATTAGAGATAGAAAACTCACCGGCAAGCCAGCGCCAAAAGGCGTGACATTCACCCCATTGAATCCTGAAGGAGGTCAGACGGAAAAGCCGTCTGGCACCTTTCAAGGGCAGTAACATTAACCCGATTGCCGATCTTGGAAAGCTGGGCTTCGCACCGACAAGCGGATTCAGAACGCAGCGCCATCAAGAGGCATTGGTTGCTCAAGGGCTGACCAAGACCAAAGGTGGATCGCATCCAATAGGTGACGCTTTGGACTTCATGCCGCCGAAGGGAATGTCCATGCAAGAGGCTATTGCCACTGTCCGCAGGATGTATCCTGGCGTTAAGGCTATCCCTAGCAACAAAGGCGCAATTCATGTAACCTTCCCCGGATGGGGACAGGCTCCTGACGTAAGCGGCTCTCGACGTAGATATGGTGATTAAATATGGCTGAAAAGTATCAAGAAGGTCAGCAGCTCAAGGGTAGCGACGGCAAAATTTATGTTGTTGTTGGCGGCGTTCCTCGCGAACAGATCGCTGGCCCTTCTGTGCAAAGCGGTGTCTATCGCCTACCAAAATCTCCTGAAAAAGCTGCTGAAGAAGAGCGTAAAATTGATGCGGCTAGAATAGCAGAAGAAGCGAACCTTCGTGCAGCACAATCATCTAATATATCTGCCGCTTCGGAAGCGCGTGCAGTCAGCGAAGATGAGCGCAAACGCGTCAAGGAATTGCGTGATGCTTATCGCGGCGAAGATGCCGTTAAGGATTA